CACGCCAGGCGTTGAGTCACGAATTGGAGCAGCTTGGCTGCGATCTCACCATGCTCAATGCCCTCTACGGAACATCATGACCACCGCCCCCTCTGACACCCCGGATCACACTCTTGAACACTGGATGCGTATGCTCCAGCAGATCAACGAAGCCCCCACTCCCAAAGCCAAAGCCGATCTGCGCCTGATCATGCAGCACGCCGTGCGACTGCAGGAGCGCATGACGCAGACAGTGCACGCGCATCGCTACCGCAATACGCTTCTCGCGGAGATGCGGAGAGCCGGGGCTCACGGGTACAACCTGGAGACGTCACGTTCTTTCGCTGTCCGCGCCGTCCTCGGGGGCATCCCCCGTGCGCGTGTGGATGAGATCCACACGGAGATCATCCGTGAGCACCAGCCCCCATGGGCGAAGCTCATTGACGACCCGGACTGTTACATCGACGGTCGCCCTGCATCCTTCAAACTCAACCACCTTGGAAGGTAACTCCGATGCCTGAAGACTTTTCTGTGATTCCCCCTGATAACCTGATGCGGAAGTGGCGCATAGGCGCGACCCGCCTCATGGGCGGCGACGGTAGCACTTATGTCGACTCAGACGCAGTCGCGCGTGCCGCCGCTACTTGGGGATGGCAGGAGCGGGAGCGCACCACCCTCCCCACCGCACCGCCAATCTTCGATGAGCCTGCCGGCGAAGCCCGCAAGTCCGCTGAGTCAGCAAACAAGACTCGTTGGGACTTGGTTCCATCAGCCGCAGTTGCGGAGATCGCTGAGGTTCTAGCCTTCGGCGCGAAGAAGTACAGCGCGAATAACTGGTGCCGAGGCGCGGCCTGGCATCGCTACTTCCGCGCCCTCATTGATCACTGTTTTCACTGGTGGCGCGGCCAGGATCGCGACCCCGAGACCGGTCTCAGTCACCTCGCCCATGCCGGCTGCTGCTTGCTCTTCCTCATGGAATACCAGCGCAACGGTTGGGGCACTGATGACCGCTTTCGCGGGCCTGATGCTGAGAAGTTCATCAAGCACGACGGAGCCGGGGAGGATCCCCCACGAGAACAAGTCAAAGCCCACTACCCCACCTCCCCTCAAATGGAAACGCAAGTAGCGCCTCCGGCGGGCGCTCCGCACTATCCCGCGAATACGACGTGGGAAGACCGTCTCGCTATTTGCATTGAGCATGAACTCACCTATGGTGGTAGTGCCAAAGCATGCGCAGCAGCGATCGTCCGTGACATGCATGAAAGCTGGATCGTGCCCCCTTTCAACCTCTCCTTCGGCCGGAGGCCGCGATGAACAGCTACCGCGAACAACTAGAACGCCTGCTCCGCGCAGCGATCGAGTTCCGCCTGGGAGTCATCAGCGCTGAGGAACTCACGTTCTACGAGAATCGCGCGGAGATTCAACTCAAGAATCCCCCACGTCACGCGGCTCTCGCTGAGCGCCTCCGCGAACTGGCTCACGCCGTTACCCAAGGACCCGACGCTGTGCGCCGAGCGTTCTACATGAGCGTCCCGGCTCGCCCCGAGCACGATGCGGACCTTGTCCTCAGCACCGCCGCAGGTATTGCTTTGGATGCTGATGCCCGCGAGGCGGCCGACGAAGTCCGCACCGCGATTCCTGTCTCAGAACGCCTTCCCGCCCCCAAAGACTGCCTAGGCCGTCCGACTGAAGCGTCTGATGGGGGTTGGTGCTGGGTCTACTTCAGTAGCGCCGAACTATGGCGCTTCACATGCGTGATCACTCATGAGCTTTACGAGGTCACGCATGTGCATATGCCGCCTGGAGCCACACACTGGCTCCCTCACTACGTCAAGCACCTCCCCGCGATGCGCCCGGAATGACACTCTCCGCAGCCCCCACGGGTACCCCCTTCATCCTCCGCTGTGCCGGCGTTGCCGGGGTTACTTTCGACAACTGCATCGAAACCGATTTCGGTACTACATCCTACACTTACCGCTGCAAAAAAGGCTTATGGTCGGTAACGAGCACAGACCAGCACTACGCCCGAGGTCAAGCCCTTCACTACTGGATCCAGTACCTCATCGACGGTGCATACGGCGATGTGGAAGCCATAGCCGAGTACGGACCTTCTGCACGATGAAACTCTCACTCCTTAATCTCTCAGATTCCGTCCGTTATCTCTACCACCGCATCCGCGTGTGGTGGTTGTGCCGCGACGCCCCCAACCACGGCCCCTGCGCCGTGTGCGGGAAGCCCGTCAGGCACTACTACCCCTGGTTTACCAGCAACCCCAAACAAGGCGGCAGGCCACTGCATGACCGCTGTGTTCACACTCATTGGAAGGAGGATCATCCATGACTGATCAGAGAGAAGGGGCTTTGCCCCCGCAAGGGTCACTACGCACCGTCCATGTTATGGAGAGAGTGTACGTCGCGGGGTATAACATACCAACCTCACCCGGCGACATTGGAGGGTATGTTCCACCTTACTATGACATGGTCGATCAAGGCTTCGCCGCGTTTCACGGCTTCGGCAGTGAATACGAGGAGTTTGAAAACGGCGTGGGTAACGCTACAGTAGCCATTGTCGAGTTCCCTGACGGAACGGTGCGTACAGTCCTGCCCAACGCCATCCGCTTCATTGAGCCCAGTATTGCCAGCCCTGACGGAGGTGGGCTATGACTGACACCATGCGCAACGCCGTGGAGGCGTGGATGGAGGTACCACATGTTTAGCGTTTGACAGAAGCGAGAGATCGCCAACAAGATCCAGCAGATTCTCCGCGATACTCAACACCCCGAACTCCCACCCGGCGAGATTAGCTTCCATCTCCACGTAGATGGTGCTGAACAGTGGTCGTGGGCCGACATCCGTAACAACGGGTCCGTTCCTACACCCAGAGTTAACGCATGGAACGAAAGGCAGGACCCAGCAGGAGCCTACCCGGGCGATCCCCCCGAGGCCGTATGAAATCCTGCAACGGCTGCGTTCACGCCGACTGGCACCGCACATCCGCCGGCCGCCTTCACCCCAGCGGCGATGGGCGCTGCAAGAAGGAGATCAAGATCCCAGAACTTCCTCAGGCTTTCTACTGGGGGCCTGGGCTACGCCAGATCCCCAGGCCTTACGGAGGTCACATCAACCGCAGGCAGGAGCATGAAGACCACTGCGTTTATTGGGAGAAAGCACAATGAATGACCCTTCTGCATTGGTGGAGGGGTTTTCGTAGCTGATCCTCTCCACTAACACACCCCCATCTACCCCCGACACCGCTCATGACTGATTCACCCACAACCCCCACCGCCGAAGACTGGGAGAGAGTACGCAGCGAGGCTAACCGTTTCGGCGGTGCCTACAAGTGTATCCTCGACCACGAACGCCGCATTGAAACTCTGGAGGCGCAGATTAAATCGCTTCAGCAGTGCCTCAGTGAAGCTGCCAAACAGATCACTACACCCGAAGATCCTCCCTTCGTCCACCCCGAACCTGGCACTGGCTTCTTCGATATCACGGGCTTCACCCACAAAGCCTTTGTGGATATGGTGTGGAAGGCCGCGTGCACCGTGGACAATGGCGTGGAGTTCATGGACCTCGCTACCTTCCGGAAGGCCGCTGCGGACATCCGCGAGCACGCACTGCGCCGCGCGTGTGTGACGATGGAGTGCGGTGACTCTATCGAGCTACTCTCGCTCCCTATCCCCTGCGCCCCTCCCCCCGAGCCCGTCTCCGACAAAGCTGGCTCTGCCGGCAAAGCCGACAACTCATGCACCGCACCACCGTACAACTGTGCAGTGCGCATGAAGCTTGAAGGGAAACCCCGCCCACGCGGTAGTTGCAGTGCTTGCGGGCCGATGGCGCCCAAAGCTGAACAATGTGGGGCACAACTGGCGCAGCCGCCGCTGCACCTCAGACAGATCATCTGCAACGCCGCAAGCGACGCGATCGGAAGCCGCTGCGCGGGGGAGGTCGGCATGGCTATCGCCGCATGGTTTAGAGCTAAAGGGTGGAGCGGCGCCGCCAAGTTCTTAGAGGAGCATCTCTAATGCTCAACAAATGGCTCAACACGACGCAATCCGTCGCTACCCGCAGGTTCATCATTCTATTAGGGTGGGTGTCTCTTTTCACCTGGGTGCCTGTAGCGTACATCGCAGTTACGCTCGCTGCCGATGTTAAGGCTATGGCAACCTTCATACACGATGGAGTGGTGGTCATGCGCAAGCTCACACAATCATTCTGGAACACCCCCAATGAGTAACCCTTCCGACCAGTCCGAATTGAGCAGCGACGCAGAAGCGCTCCTCGCCGCCGCGCATGAAGTCAACCTTGACTTCGATGAAGAAAACACCGCCCTGCTCATCGCCTTTCTCCGCACCAGGGCGGACAGTATGGACGCGAACCGCGCCGAGGTGCTAAAGGCGATCGAGCGCGAGCATGACCTATTCATGAGCCCCTCTTCTATCTTCATGAACGGCTACGCCTACGCCGCAGTAGAACTCCGCGAACTCGCCACTGAATTGGAGGCACACAGCTAATGCCTAAGACTTTCACCACCGCTGATGAAGCCTTCGCCGACGCCTGCCGCGAATGGCTGAAAAGTTGCTCATGCGCTCCACCGACCAAGCCGCACAAATGCAAGGAATGCACGAAGGCGTTCTTGAAAGCTGTGCGCAAACGCGCGAAGATGTTTGATGCGGCCACTGGGGAGAATTCGCTGCGTGCAATCTCCGCGCGTGGTAGCGCTCTAGTGAATGCAGTCTCTGACCGCGCACGCGCTCAAATGCCTAGAATGCCTAGGCTGACAATGCTCGGACACCCCACCATCGTCTGGCGCGATGGGTTAACTGCTGATTTCTACCCCAACGGGCTAACTGCAAAGGCTGTCGCCTCGTGGTTTGCTGAGCAGCAAGCGAAAGGCATCAAAGCCGTCGTAGACCGCAGCTTCGTTAATCAGGATAGCCGCACTCTCGATATGGGTCACTCAGCCCTGATAGCCGACCCGCAGCTTGGTGACGATGTGCTTATCGTTGACTACCGCGCAGGAGGCATCACCGGTCCACAGGATCGAGTGAAGCTAACCTCCAGAAGCATGCACCCGGACGGTTCTATCCGCTGGGGGTATGACCCGATTGTCGACTCTACCGACACATCCAGATAGCGTGCCACGTCCCCGCGAGCAGTATCAACCCTAACATTCCGGACCACAACGCCACGCGCAATTCATGCGCCCGCACCGCCTGGTCGATCAGTAGTTGTACTTGCTCTCGGTCCATGCCGCCATCGTAGACCGACTCTTCGCCTCCGCCACAGCTTGTCCCCAAATCACAATGATCATCGACGCACGCCAAGGCTGTCCCCCATACGTCATACGCGACGCCAACGGTGTTGAGTTAGAACACCTCGTGTCCTGCAACACCGCCACAGGAGAGATCTGCCGCTTTAAGCTCAACCCTGATGGAAGTTTCGCCCGCTTTCCTCAATACACGGATGCCCTTATCGAAGAACGTCTCTACGTCCCCGCTCCCTTGCAAGTCTTTCTCAATGACCGTCGCGTCTTCTAAGTTCACCCCCACCCTAACTCAAGCCGACAAACGCTTACGCATCGCCAAGGCCAACAAATTCATCCGCGTTATCGCGGAAAACGGCCGAAAATTCCTCTCCTACAACGGCGAAGCCGGCTATCTCTTTGCCGATGTCAACGGGCACATTCGCTACCACGACCCGTACTCCAAAGCCGACATCTACACCTACAGTTCTCGCCATTGGAACGGTTTCTCCTGCGGAGGTACAATGCGCAGACTACTTATCTGCCTCCGGCAATACATTCAAGGCATCCACCGTACTGGAGACGATCTACTCCTGAGTCTCCCTCTATACCGTAACCGCCCGACAAACCTACTCCCCGAACACCCTTGGGCCTACGGCGAAGCCATGGACATCGTCATCACATCCGCTCATCGTATCTTCACCTCCTCTGAATGATCCGTGCTCCACCCCGTGTAGGATGTACAGGGAGCGCACCGCGCACCTTCCCTAACCGGGCCGCTCCATGCTAACTCTTCTCAAGCTTCTCTCTACCCTTTTTCTCACCATGAGCCTCCTGCTCTCCCGCTTCCTCTCCATCTCCGCTCGCAGTGCCGCTCTGCTCGCCGCCAAGGACAAGAAGATCGCCGACCTCAGCGAACAACTGGCCGCCGCCACCGCCGCCGTAGCCGCCGCCACCGCCGCCGTAGCCGCCGCCGCCGCCGCGGTTGCCGCCGCCGCCCAGGCCAAAGTCGCCGAACTGGAAGGCGTTGTCCAGGAAGATGTCCAGGAAGATACCGAACTCGACGCTGCCCTCACCGAGGAGGAAGACAAGCTCGATGAACTGGAAGCCGCCGGCTGACCCGCTTCGCGGCGGACTTCGTCAACTACCCCGGAGGCTCACACCCTTCCGGGGTTTTTTCTTTACTACCAATGGGCTACCAACCGCAACACCAACGCCCGTGGGCCACCTCCAGCCCACCCCGCCCGACATTCCCCGAGAACGCCACAGCCTTCCTGGAGGACTGCGAAGCCTGGTGGGCCTGGTTGAAGGTGGCCACCCCCGAGCAGATCGAAGACGAGCCCGCTTCCGGCCACCGCTGGCTGCGCTCGATGGGCTGGCAGCCCCCGCACCTCCTGACCCCCGTGGGGATCGGCATGTCCGGGGTCGAACTCATAATTCCGGAGCCCCCGGCGATACCAAAGTCACACCGCGTGCGGTACATGATGAAAACAGGTATGAACCTCCCTACCAAACCACCCATCATCCCCAAAGGTCAATGCTCCCCTCCTCCACGCGATCCCTGATCTTCGACGCCATGTGCGTTATTGCTGTTCTGTTCCCCGTCGTTCTCGCGGCCTACCTTGTTGATCTTTCTCATCGTTAGTGGCAAACTTCCTCCATGGACCGCATCCCTCACTTCTTCCCCTTCAGATGCGCCTATGAGATAGGTGTTAACTTCCCGCTGTGCCAAGTCGCCTACACCCGCGTTAACGAACACAAGTACCTACTTGGCGTAGACAGCACCGCTACACACCCCATCTACACCCGTGTCATGTTTCAAGTAACCATCGACATGGAGTACATTGAAAAGACCTACGAGGAACCCGACGCATGTCTAGCGGATTTCATGGCAAAGATCATCGAGACCATGAGACGTCGTCTTCGCCCGAACCTCAGCGAAGCGACGCTCAAAAGGTACGCTCCTTGGATGACCTTGCCCAACTTTTCGTAACTGCATCACAATCCCCAACCACCAACCAGCACTTCGCTACAGGCGTGCACGCCGGCCTCGCCGCAATCCTGCAGGAACTGGTCTCATGCGGCCACTCGATCTGCGCTCACCGCATCGACCGCTTCGACCACAGGTCGCTATGGGAGTTCACAGCCGATCTGGACCGCGTCTCGCGCCTCCCGCTGCCCCCCGAGGACGAAATCCCCGGTAAGGGCCTGTAGACTCACAGCGGAATGCACCCCTCCAGGGTCTCGCAGTGACCGCTGAAATTACCTCTCCACTCACCGGGCTTACCGTCAAGCAACAGCTTTGTATCGAGGCCATCATCGAGGGCTGCACGCTGACAGAAGCGGCCCGTCGAGCCGGCGTCACTGGTAAGACCGTGTGGAACTGGCGTCAGACCGCCCACTTCATGGCGGCGATCGACAGGAAGATGCAGGAGCGCAGCGACGCCTCCGGCACACAAGGATTGACCCTTGTCCCTGAGTGCATCAAGGTGCTGAAGACGATCATGCAGGATCAGAACGAAGAGGCGGCTGATCGCATCCGCGCGGCCTCGGTCATCATGGCATCCGCGAACACGTTCAAAGAGCAGCGAGAGCTTGAAACGTACGTCGCTCACCTGGAGGCCCGTCTTCGGGTTATCACCAGTGCCACCAGCAATACCCACATCGAGCGCATCAACGAGATGCACGCTGCCGGCGAAAGCGATGAACAGTTTGTCACTCGCCGGGTCACTGGGCTGAAGCAACTCCAGTCCGCCGCTGTCCCCGAGGGCGACGCTGAGGAAGTTGAGTGAGAGTAGGCCAGTCTCTAAAAGTTCGCATTGCGAAACTAGAGGCTGAGATCAGCCGGCACGAGGAGGCAGCGCTCTCGCACGCCAGTGCCAAGCTTGTCACCACGCTCCCCTCCGTCAAAGACTGGGAAAAGTTCGCACCGCTTACATGGATCAAAACCGGCGACGAAGCCGGCGCCTCCGTTGAGCAGTTCCACCCCTATGATTTCCAGAAAGAATTTATCGCGCGACTGCATGTCTCGCAGACGATCCAGGTACTGAAGTCTCGTCAGATCGGTATCTCTGAAGTTATATGTAACTACCTGCTTAACCGTGCGCTAACTGAACCCGGCTTCACCGCAGTAATTGTATCTAAAACCGGGGACGACTCCGCAGAACTCGCCAAACGGGTCCGCTTCATGGCGGAATCGATTAAAGGCGAGAAACTGATATGGCTTTCCAACAGCGATAGGCGGCTCTCTTGGAAAGGGCGCGGAACGCTCCATTTCATTAACGCAACTGGCAGAGGAGCCCGTGGTATCCCGGCTTGTTCTGTCCTCTTCCTGGACGAAGCGGCCTTCATCGAAGGTGTCAAGGACATCTATCAAGGCGCCAGCCCCTCGCTGATGAAGCTGGGCAAGGCCGGCAAGATCATCATCGTCTCCACCCCCGACATGGAGGCGGATTGGTACGGTGAGATGTGGACGGACGGGCTCCCGTCTGACTGGTACGACTACGTCGAACGTCGTGACTTCGAAGGGCTGCAAGCTGTCCTGGATGAGGTTGAGAAAGAAGACCACTGGACCCGCATCGCGCTCCACTACTCGATGCACCCCGAGTACGGTGCCGATCCCGAGTGGCCTGAGCGCTACCGCAAGCTGCGCAAGCTGACGAAGAACCAGTGGGCGGCTGAGTTTGATCTCAAGTTTGGGGCCACCGGCAACGCCATTTACCCGAGTGATCTTGTTAAGAAGGTTTCAGTCGGCCGTTTGTCCGAATGTGGTATGGCGAACCGCGTGTACTCGATGGGGGTTGACCCCAACGGGGGCGGGGATGACTATTTCACCGCGATCGTCTTGGACATCACATCCAAACCCTGCAGTGTCGCCGCCATATACCGGGAGCACAATAGGTCTACTCCATACAGTGTTAAGAAAGTCAATGATCTCATCGAAAGCTACATGCCGTCCAAGGTGATCATCGAAAAGAACTCGATGGGCATCACCGTCTCTGAAGCCATCGCCTTACAGAACACAGGATATGAAATTGAGCTTGTCTATATGTCCGATGTCATCAAGAACGCGATCACTGATCGCACTCTGTACATGATGGAGGATGATGATCTCATTTTCCCGGATGGCATTATCGCAACAGAGCATCGAGCATTCCGCAAGGATGAGAAGGGCAAGCGGAGCGCGGGGGGTTCACATCATGATGATACCGTTATAGGGGTGGCCCTCGCCGCCATGGCTGCGCCAGGATCGGTGGATCTCCTCGGGTTCCTGAAGGCTGCGTGACAGAATCCGCATGGTGACCCTACACAACCGTCCATACCCCTACAAAACCGACCGCAACCCCGCAAAACCGACTGGAACCCTCAGAAAGCGCACACTCCCACCCCTCAGAAACCGACCGAAACCCTGCAAAACCGACCGAAACCCTCAGAAAACGCGGATCCCCCCGAGCACGGGGCTACTCTGATACCATCAGCAATCCAGTGTGGAACAACAGTCTTCCGCCATTACCGCAAACTCCACGAATGCTGACATTCGCGCGGATGGGGAAGATGCACGCAGTGACGGTGCCCTGGTAAACGCCCTCACGGGTATGGGTGTCTACGGGAAGGACAAGACCCAGCACACCCGGATCAACTTCTCCCCGATGTTGTCGCATCCGGAGTTGGAAGCTCTCTACACGATCGGGCTGCCCCGGCGTTATGTCGACGCAATCGCCGACGCAGTCCTAAAACACAGAGCAACTATTACCCTTGGTGGGGATAAGTCTGAAAAAGAAGTCGATCAGATCAAGAACTTTGAAGCGTATCTCAAAGATCTCAAGGTCTACCGCAAGTATGCAGAAGCCATCCGCCTGCAGAGGTTGTATGGCGGGTCCACCCTTATCATCCTCGCCGACGATGGGATCGAAGACTTCTCCCAGCCCCTCAACGAGAACAACATACGTTCCATTCGCGGACTTTGTGCGCTCTCGCGTCACGAAATCTTCCCTCTCGACCTCTCCGTCATGGACTGGGAAAGCCCTGAACTTTATCGAATCACCACGAATAAGAAGCTTGATCCTTCTCAAACGGCGCCTGTAACCAATCTGGAGATCCACGCCTCACGTGTGATCCGCTTCGACGGGCTTTATCTCCCCTGGAATCAACGTCAAAAGAACAACGGCTGGGGGCAAGCACCTCTCCAGGTGGTGTTTAACGCCTGGCGCACTTACGAAAGCGCAATCCGTGGGCTGGAGAACACTATCACCGATGGTTCAGTCTTCTGGCATAAAATCCCCGGCATGATGAACATGGTCAAGGCGGGTAACTCCGCTGTGCTCATGAAGCGGATGGAGATCAACAATCTCGCCCGCTCTGTCTACGGAGGGATGCTGCTCGACAAAGACGAAGAGATTGGCTTCTCTGAGCGCACGCTGGCCAACATGACAGCAGCGACGACCCCCTTTGCGGAGTACATGCAGGCGACCACAGGCTGGCCCGCTTCGATCCTCATGGGCACAAGCCCTGGCGGTTTAGGTAAAGAAGGTCGCTTTGAAGAACGTATATGGGCGTCCCTTGTCGAAGACTGGCAGACTGTCTATTGCCAGGAGCCCCTCTCCGACCTCTTCCGCATCCTGATGCTGGCCAAGGACGGCCCCATGGGCGGGAAAGAGCCAGACTCCTGGGAGATCTCCTTCCCCTCGGTCTTCACAGAGACAGAGCTTGAACAGATAGAGGTGCGCAAAGGGCAGGCTGAAGTGGATCAGATTTACGCCGGCCTCACGGTCATTAACCCACTGGAGATCCGCACCAACCGCTTCGGCGCGACCGAGTACAGCAGCGAAACCGTGCTCGATGAAAATGTATCCGCCCAGATGGAGATGCAGGCGGATGCCACGTTTGAGAGCAATATGAACCAGCTTCAGTCGCAGTCCCTGGCGGCTCAGGGCCTCGGGCCGGACGGTGCTCCTATCCCCGACCCCAACGCTCCCCCACCGGGCGAGGATCCTGCTGCAGCGCCCTCGGGGGGATCGGAACCCGCAGCGGCCAAGCCCAAGGCGGCGAAGAAGACCGACTCAAACGAAATCATTGTAAAACAGATAGGTGATATGACCATGGTCCGCCGCGACGATGCCCCCGAGGGCGATCTGACAGCACTCACACTTAGCGGCCCTCACAATGCCCGCAGGCTGACAATGTACAAATCCCGCATCCAGACAAATACGGACGCAAAACCGGTGATTCTGGCGGGGCCTCAGGTAACTGGGTTCGCTTCCATGCGGGCCGCCCGCCGAGGTTTGGCTGCTTTCCTCCCTCCCCAGACTGTCTTCACGCTTTCCGTATCCCCCGAGGCCGATTGATGGACAATATCCGTGCCGCCGCCTATCTTCACACCCGGATTCGCCTCGACGCGAAGCGCAAGACTTCGTCTACGATTAAATGTAAGCCGCCGAATAAAGTATGTGGGCGCCGCTGCATCCCTCCTTCCTGGGATTGCCGCCTGAAAGGGGAAGGTCATGACACACATCAGCGGGCTACTGGGTTCGATCCACTAAGCGGCGCCGCCAACATTCAGCGTGGTGTGAAGCGCGTCGCCAAAGGCGTGGTCACAGGCAATGTCTCCGAAGTGGAAGGCGGCACCCGCGCGATCAAACGCGGCATCGTCAAAGCCACTCCCGGTGACATCGAGAAGAAGAAGAAAGTCCGCGAGACTCTCGACAAGAACACCCGCAACATCACCATCGGCCTTGCTTTAGTCACTGGTGGCTTTGCCCTGCACAACGTGATGAAGCGCGGCTGGCCGGCTTATGCCAATGGCCCTGGCCGGCAGTTGGATGACAGCGTCCGCGCAGGGGTCTCTGCAGTCATGGACCGTGTCCCTGGTGTAGGCGGAATCCGCGCTGAGCAACGCAGGGCTGCTGAAGGTGCGGCCCTGGCCACCTCCTATCGCATCAACGTCACTCAGCAGAGTGGCCCTGATGCGCTGACGCAGCAAGCCGCTGAAGTCCCCGGCACCATCCGCAACGGTGGGTACGGGAATGCCAGCAGGCAGAAGGTGGGGCAGGCCCTCAACGACGCTGAGCGTGAGGCCCAGGCCGGCGGCTACCCCGAGGACGAATGGAAGCGCGTCAGCCGCGAGAAGATGTGGTCTGCCACGGTTGCCGGCCGTAGCGTGTTCGCTGATGACGCGACGTACCAGTTCCTTGCCCAGCAGCACGGCCTCGCTGGGCAACGCACCGGCATCTTGAGGGATGACATCAAGTTCCTGGAACAGCGCATCGCCGGCAGCCTCTCGCTTCAATCCAGAGCACTGCGCCAGGACGCGGTCAATCAAGGTTTTGCGATTAGCGCCAACGGCAGAGGCCAAGGTGGTAAGCGGGCTCAAGCCAAAGCTCAGTATCTCGACCAGATCATCAACCGGGACTTCGCTGGCGCTCCAGTGCAGTTCCAGAACTCCCTGCGCACGCAGCTTAAAACACTGCTTGATGCGCCCGATGGGCATGACTTCAGCAGCGAAGCCAGGGCTGTCTACCGTGACACGCTCAATCAGTTCGACGCTCACTTCAAATCCATTGCGGATTTCGCCGCTGTGCCCTCTGGTGATCGCGTTCGCCCTGAGCAGCGCAATCTGGTGGAGCACATGAACATTGGGCACGCCCAAGCGCTGCACACCCGCATGCAGGGCAACCTTCGCGACATCCAGATCGCCGGCCCTAGCCACGCGGAGTTTACACAAAAGTACGTCTTCGACACCAAAGTCAACGGTCGCCCGACATCTTCCCCCTCCAACCGCGTCATTGTCTCGGCGGCCTCGGAGATGTCCGGCCAGGCGTACACCAATGTCAACGCCGCGAGGGATTACCTTATCGGCCAGGGCTATTCCAAGCTGAGCAGGGTCGCTCCGGCGGAAGCCCCTACCCCTCCTCCGGCCCCCACCCCTGGCTCCAGGCCCCGGCGCAACAGGCGTGTCCAGCGGTCGTATAACGACATCGTGGCAATGTTGACTCGCGGAGGGCTCTCCCCCGAGGCCGCCCAGACGGAAGCTCGCAGGATCATCGAACGGCGTGGGGATGCTGATGATGAGACGTTCAACGTCTACATGGCAACCTATTTGGCTCAACTGCAGCGCCTCGATGCTGGCAAAGGCAAGCCGTGCGGGGAGAGCTACATCCCCAAAGCGCACAAGTGCGGGAAGCAGTCTGTAGCCGCCTCTGCAAAGCGCACTGAAGTGCTTTCGGATAAGCACGACGCGAAGTACCGCGCGAGGATGCTGGGTAGTCTGATCGCCCGTGTGGGGCTGACTGCAGGCGCAGGCATTCTTGCGTACAAGGCAGCGGAAGATATGCTTGAAAACGGGCACAAGTATAGTAGTGATCAAATGAAAGGTGCCTTCTACACAACTATCGGGCTCAGTGCTATCGCCGCTGTCGGGGTTGGCAGCATCCTCCGCGAACAGAAAGTAACCAAAAACTCCAAGCAACTCACTGCTGAGATCGAGAAGCTCAAAGCCGCCAAAGGTGTAGAGCCTGAAACCATCGACAAGGTCAATAAGTTCATTACTGAGACGGACATGGACGTGCAACGTGTAGGCGCGATGTACGTTCTCATGGGTATGGGTGGGTACTTCACCACTGATCAGCCCAATCGTGTCCACACAATCGGGGGTTCGCCTACTCACGACCGCACCTACAACAGCAAAGACCCTATCGACGCGCTCGATAACGGGCTTAATCGGTATATGCAGGATCGCGCTAAGCTCTCCCCACGCCAACAGGACGCACGTAACATCAAAGACCTGGACACCATGAAGCGCAACTTCAGCGTGGCCGGCTACGTCGGCAACTCCAAAGCCGCGTCCACCGCCATTACCCTGCACGAAATCGGCCACGCCATCCACTACAGGGGTGATTTTGCTACTCCTGTCTCCGTCACGGTCAAAGGCAAGAAGTACGAAGGTGATGAACTCCAGGCCGAACTCATGCGCTCTTCCAGCATCTACGGGCAGAGCGACATCCGTAAGGCGGCTCGTCCTGCTGCTGGTGATTACTACTCCCAAGGCAACCGTCTGGAGACTTTCACCGAAAACTTCGTGCTCTACGCCGCCAACGGCAAAAACATGAAGGAACAGTTTCCCGTATCTTACGCATGGACTAAGGCTACTGTAGACTATTCCCTGTCGAAACCTGCAGCTAAGCCCGCTCGCCCCATGGCGGACGTGATCGAGGAACTCGCGGCAGGCGCGGAACGTTTTGATCCTAAGAAAACACAGCGCAAACCCAAAACCGTGGCTAAGACAGACAGTGAGGATGCCTCGCAGTTCTTCGCCCTGTACGAGGAGATGCGCGAAGCGGCGACCTCGGGGGACCTGTTGCAGGCCATCGCCACCATGGCCAAAGCTCAAGCCCTGCCCCGCGAACAGCGCTTCATGATCGCGTCCTTGATGGAAACCGCTGCGATGTACCGCACGATGCCGCAGTAACGACGACTACAGCGCGATCCCGCAGCAGCACTACGCTAATCCAACTGTGACCTCGTCCTCATGTCTTCACCGCTGCCGCTGGACCTCACCACCCACCAGAAGTTTGAACAGGAGCGGCTGCTTCGTGCCATCAACACCCTTGCCGCCAACAAGGACATCGAAGCTCTGCGCACCATGGCCGCCCAGTTCGTCCGTGGCTTCATGACGCAACGAGCCGCCGCGCATTGGGCCTTGAGGCAGAGCATGGAGCCTGTCTCCAGCTACAGGCCGGCGGCGGTTCCTGGTATCAGTGGCGCTGCCCCCGAGGTCGGGTAGACTGACCCATCGCCACCTACACATGAGCCAGCCCTCTCCCCCGCCCCCTTGGATCCCCCTCTTCGGCGGGATGCTCGCTGTCACCGCTTCCATCGTTTCCTCCTCACAGGCGGATTCCACCGCCATCAACTGGCTGGCGATCTTCTTCGCGCTCACCACGTTCTATTCCGAAATCCTCGCAGCAGTTCCCACACTCAAGTCCAACGCGATCTACCAACAGATCGGCTCTCTGCTTAACACAGCCGCCCGCATGCTGTGCACCCGATGACCGGCGCCCTCTCCCCCACCAAAGAGTGGAAGACCGACGTTCACGCGCTGAACCTCTCTCAACCTGACGCTCACACCTGTCAGGCGGCGTGCATCGCCATGGCCGTGGGGGACAAGAGCGTTCTCGGGGTCCGCCGCAAGCTGGACAAGCTGCCAGGTGCGGCCGGCTCGACCACCAACATGGGGGCGGTCATCAAGTCCTATATCGGCAAGCGCTACGTCTACAACCACGCAGCTTCGCTTTATGAAATCAGCGAGTGGCTGAAAGGCGGGGAACTGCTGATCACCCACGGCTATTTCACAGGATCCGGCCACGTCATCATCCTCGACGGGCTCAAAGACCCCAGCAACGGCCCTGATCTGTTCAACGTCAAGGACCCCTGGTCCGAATTCGACGGCCCAAGCTGGTCTTACAACAACCCTGGAGTGCAGTTCTACGACGGGTTCTACTCCGCGCACATCATCTACGCCGCTTGCGTCGCCAGTGAGAGTGTTTGGCAGGCCTCTCGCCTATACAAAGCCCCGCTCGACTACACCAAGAAAGGCGCCTGGGTTCACCGCATCATGCCGTAAACCCCCGCGATAGCCTGGGAAGACGCAGTTCTCCCGCCCAGGCCATGCCGTTCCCCGTGAAGAAGAAGGCCTCCGAGGAGAGCCCCGCTGAGGAGGAGATGAACGAAGCCCCCGAGGCCGGGGAAGCCAAGAAGCCTTGCGCCAAGTGCAAGAAGAAAGGCAAGAAGTGTTCCGGTGACTGCGGTTGCAGCGGCGCGGCCGGCAAAGGGAAGATGGATGGAGCCCTCACTCCGCAGGAGTACCTCGACGCATGTGATCTGGGGATCCAGCGACGCAGCGCTGCCTATGTGCGTGCACGCCTCGACGCTATGAAGGGAGGCACGAAGTGCGGTAACGGTTACATCGGGCGGGGGAAGAAGTGTAGGATCAATCAAGGACGCTTGGCGAGCAAGGCTCCTACTGGAGGCACACGCAAAGCCACAGCCGGTAAATGGTTAGGTAGAGCCGCCTCGACAGGGGGTCTGATTAGCAGCGGAATGTCTATCGGGTCACTACTCAAAGGCGATTTTCGCAAAACCAATCGTTACACCGCGGCGGCTGCAGGCTTCCACGCCCTAGGTGGCGCCGCTAACAAGCTGGAAGCTTCCGGGACGGCAGATAAGCGAAAAGCTAGCGACCTTCGTTCCCAGGGCAATGTCAAACTCTACCAAGGTGCACTATTAGGTGGACTGGCTCTTCTCCAAAGTGGGGACCTACAGCGCGTTGGAGGTATCCCTCGCGATGTTGCTACGGGCTTCAAGCGTGCACAATCAAAGCGCACTAAGCTCAACACCATGACTAACGAGCAGTATCAGGCCGCTAAGGTCGCCACTGGTCGCACCACATCCGGTTTCCGCGAAAACGCCCGCAAAGGGGCCGCACGCGCCTGGAATCGTGCTCGCAGTCGAAATACCACAGCGCGTTCCCTCACCGCAGGCTTACTGCGCGGCCGTTCATGACACTAACAGCATCCCAATTCCGCGCTGACGCCAGCGTCAAATGCGGCGCCGGCTACATCACCCAAGGCAAGAAGTGCCACAAAGGCGTCGGCGCCCCCAAGGCCCTGGCCACCGCCCCCACTCCCCCGAGGCCGAAACCCGGCACCTCCCGTGGGCGCAAGCTCGCCCTCGGAGCAGCAGCCGCTGGTGCAGTCGCCCTCGGGGCTGGGCTTACCCTGGCCTCCTCCCGGAAGCAGATCCTGCGCTCCCCCGGCCTGGTCCGCCGCGCCGCGAGCAAGGGCATCAACGACATCGTCTACCGGGCTACGTCGAAGCCCGCAACGATGACCTTTCGCGGGAAAGGGATGAAGAAAATGACCAAGGATCTCCGTAAACGCAGTTTGCGGCGTAAGGCCATGCTGACCGCAGAAGCGCTTCGGCGTAAGCATGAGCCTGGGTACCGCAAGCCTCGGTTCCCGGATAAGCGCAGAGACGGCCTTCTTCGCGCTGACGCCTTCGTCGGCAACGACAAGAAGCTCACACCACTCACCATCCGCCTCGACAACAAGTCCCCCGCCTGGCAACGCAAGGAAGGTAAGAACTCCGAGGGCGGCCTGAACGCCAAGGGTATCGCCTCCTACCGCCGGGAGAATCCAGGCTCCAAGCTCTCCCTGGCTGTAACCTCGGACCCCTCCAAGCTCAACCCTGACTCCAAGAAAGCGAAGCGCAGGAAAGCCTTCTGCTCCCGCATGTCGGGGATGAAGCGGAAGTTGACCAGCGCCGCTACCGCGAATGACCCCGATTCTCGGATCAACAAGTCGCTGCGTAAATGGAACTGCAACTGACCGCAGCGCGAATGCGCCTTGACAAGAAGTGCGGGAAATCTGGCATCGCCGACAACAAGAAGTGCAGTAAGAAGACAACCCCCGCACCCTCTCCCCGGATCACCCCGAGCCTGATCGCCAAAGTCGCACTCGGGGCAGGGGCAGTGGCTGGCACCGCCGCCATCGGTCTGGCCGCACAACGTCGCTTCGGCCGCCGCGATCCCAACTTCAAGGCCTTCACCTCTCCTGGCGAAGACTGGGATCGGATTGAAGCCGAGGCCCGCCAGGGCGGTAAGACGTGGAAGGTGTTTGAAGACAATAAGAAGGCGGTAGCCGCTGCATGCGCGAGCGCGAAGATCGATCACTATATCCGAGAGGACGTCTTTGTCCCTGTTCCTCGCTGCGCTCAAGGACGCGGAGCTTATGGCTACTACGTCGTACACCCCTCTGGTAAGTACGGCATCAAGTACGCGCACAACGAAGGCAGCCCTCCCACAGAATCATTCTTTAAATCCAAAGACAGTCTGCTTGAAGAAGGCCAAGTTCTCCTCCACGCGAATAGGAGCGGTGTGCCCACACCCAAAGTGCTGAAGGTTACAGAAGACGTCCTCGTAATGGAGCACCTGGGTGACTTCGTCCCGCTGCACAAGACGCGCAGCGGGTTCAATGGGTACTCTCTCGACAGAGACTCCCCGATACAGCTAAGGCGCAATCTGCTCAGCGCATTTGAGACCATGCACACTGCGGGTATAACGCACAACGATGTTCACTTCAACAACATTCTAGTAAACCCCACAAACAAAGAAGTCCGAATCATCGACTTCGGCATCGCAGGCTTCGCTTCGCAAGAGCCTTGGATGTTCACAGAAGAACTCCAGCGAGTGCCGTATCTAATCGGGCTCCGTAATGTCAGAAACTTTGAGCGGAGATGGGATCCTCAGATGAAGCGCGTAGAAAAACATCTCTCTTACGAAGAGGGTCGTAAGAGTGCAGCCATAGTCAATGGCTACTACAAAAGCCTGCGCTTCTACATGGAGCACGAACACAGCAAATACACAAAAGCATGAGCGACTAAGCCGCCTAAACGCCGGTCCTACACTGGCTCATGACCACAGCCACCCGCTACGACTTCGCGACCGTCCCCATCACGGACAGCGAGATCGACCCGGAAACGGGTTTCCTCAAGGTCTGGTGCAGGGCTGCCCGCACCGGAACCCAGCGATACCGCCGCGCTGACGGCTCGATCGCCACGGAGTACCGCCCCGAGGCCGAAGTCTCCAAACCCGAGACTCTCAGTTCCTTTGGGATGAAACCTGTTACCTGGCATCACCCTCCCGTTCTTCTCGACGCAGAAAACACGAAGATGTACCAAGTCGGCCACGCCGGCTCTCAGGTGCGCTTCAGTGACGGTTTTGTTGAAGTTGCCCTTCTCGTCACGGATAAGAAGGTCATCGAGAATGTCCACAACAAAGACTCGGCTGATCACGCAGTCGAAGTCTCCGCTGGATACCGGGTTGATTACGACCCCACCCCAGGTAAAACGCCCTCCGGCGAAGCCTATGACGGTGTCCAACGCAACATTCGGGTCAACCACATCGCCATCGTCCCGAAAGGGCGCGCAGGCCCTGAAGTCCGCCTCCTTCTCGGTCGGCTCGATTCAACGGCAGCCGTATCCTGTGATGAGGAACTTCTTCCCCCCGAGCCCGCCAATCCCCCCGCAATTCCCGTTATGGCCACTGTCCGAATCACGCTCGATGGGGTGGACGTTGAAGTCGCCTCGGAGGTCGCGCCCCTCATTCAGGGCTATGTGCGCGACAGCAAGAATGAAATCACCGCGCTGACGACCAAAAACACCGCTCTGACCGAAGAACTCGCGGAACTCAAGGCGGACTACGACGACCTGGAGCAGCAGAAGGAGACCGCTGAAGGTCGTGCGGATGGCTTGCAAGCTGCCCTGGATGAAGGCGGTGCAGGTGAAATCAAGCTCGATGAAGACAACATCGATGAGATCCTCGCTCAGATCCCCGCCGAGCGGATCGATGCACTCGTTGCTGCCCGCCTCGACACCCTCAGCAAACTGGCCCCCGCGTTTGACGACGACTTCGTCTTCGACGGTGTCCCCGACGAGGATCTCTACATCGCCGCCTACGAGAACCTCTTCGGCGAAGCCCCTGACGAGGACATGTCCCCCGATCTCCTCCAGGGTCGTGTCGAAGGCGCCCTCGCCGCGCTCGATTCCGACGACACCCAAGAACCGGCCCCCGAGCCCGCCCGCAAGGACAGCGCCGAATCCGACTCCACCAAACCCCTGCGCACCGCCCTCCGTGGTGTGCAACGCCGGGACGCATCCGCCGCTTCGGCCAATTACGAAGCACAGGTCACCAAGAACTACCAGAAGCCTCTCTCCGCTTCCCGTAAGCGGTAACCCTTTCTCCCTGCATCACCCATCCCTTTCCTGAGGTTCGCCCTCTCCGCTCATGGCTCCTGTCGCTTTCACCCCCACCACTGTTACTAACCCGATCGGCGTGCAGGGCTCCTACCCCTTCACTTCTGTGGCCGCGCATGAGGGCATGCTGGCCAACATGAACTCCTACGACACGCTCTCGGGGATCAACCAGTCCAGCGCCGCCCTGCCCTTTGGTGCTCTGATCCAACTCGACACGACCGGTGGTCGGGAAGAGAACGCAGTCATCC